AGAAGTAATAGCTCCACTACTGATAGTACCGATATTAGTTAGGTTGCGAGAGCTGTCTATAACAGTTGTTGTATCAATAGCTAGACCACCTTCATAAATTCTTAAACCATAGCTTTGATCTAATCTAGCTATATGTGTATCAGTTGAATCTGAAAATAAGAAGTCTGCATTATTAGGTGAGGCTTGTTTTGCTCTAAAAATCATACCCCAATTACTATCGGAAAATATAGAACCTGCACTATACCCACCACCAGAGCCTATTGTTATGGATGAACTAAATGTAGTAGTTTGTGATGAATCTATTCTAAGTGCTTGTGAACCATTGGTTCTGAAAACTATATTGTCATTAAATCTTTCACCAGTTGTTGAGCCAATCACAACATCATCAGCATCAAAGACATTGATATTGGCAATTAGATTAATGTCATTAGCATTATCTGAGCTTCTAGCTTTGACATAGCTTTCATTTATTTTTATTGCTCCTGCACCGCTACCAACAGTTAAAAGACCACTTGAAGTCAAACCATCACTAACGACTGTCCCTGTAACATCTATCCCTGTTGAGGTGGTTTCAAACTTTTTAACATTGTTATGAAATAATCTGACACTACCATCTGTTAAAAATGATGCTTTGGTTTCATTTACAGCTTGATTAAAAATAATTAAATTATCTGCAGCAATTCTCAAATCACCAGTACCTAATTCTTGTATTACTGAATGATTGTTAGATGAATTGTGAAATATTTGTAGGTCATCACTATTACCAAAAGTGGCTTTGACATTATCGTCAAATCTCATCTTGTCGTTACCATGATCAACAGTAATGGATGCTCCTGCTAACTCAAATGTGACATCATCATTAAAGGTAGCATCAGCAGATAAAGATAAACCACCAGTGATATTTACTGTATGAGAAAAATCAAACTCATCATTGGTAGCATCCCACAAGATGGTTGCATCTGTCGTTGAATTAACTGCATCTTGGATGGTAATACCTGCTCCATTGGCACTTGCTGATGTGTCGCCTGCTCCGTAATTAAGCGTAATGTTTTTATCTTCTACATCTAGGGTCGCAGTGTTCAGTGTGGTGGTTACTCCATTGACAGTTAGATCGCCTGACACAATCAAATTGCCGCTAGCTGTTGTGTTTTGATGCAAGGTAATGGTGTCTTGTGTGGCTTCATTCATTGAAATAAATTCAACACCACCTGCAAAAAAACTTATATCATCATCGGTAAATTGTAAGTAAGTATCAGCATCACCTCTGTGTTTAATAAATTCTGTAATGTTAATATTGCCATTTACATCTAATGTAGACCCATCAAAGGTTAGATTGACTTCACCATTAGCTGAGTTAGCACCAGAAGCAGTCAGCACTCTGTTGTCTGCCATGTTGGTGACAGAGTTGATCGCACCAACACCGACTTGATTGCCATTCCAAAATAATGTGCCAGATGCTTGATAGAGTTTGTTGGTGGTTGTGGATGGTGTATTAGAATCTAATTCCAATGACACAAAATTCTGCAATTCTCTATTTTGTGTGATAATTTCTACAGAGTTCATCTGTACTTCACCTTCTAAAAAGAGTTCATTTAAAACAGTAAATTCACTAAACTCACCAAGCGTAGCAGTAAGTTTTTTATCAGTACCTACTGTAGATGCTGAGATGACATCATCTAAATTAATGCCATCCAACAATATCTTATTTGCTGTGATGGTGTTCTCTACTGTCAAGTTACCTGAGATGTCTAGGGTTGTGCCATCAAAAGATAGTTTGTCACCGAGACTGAAGTTAGAACTGGTATCGACATAGAAAGGTGTATTGCTGTTATCAAATGTGCCAGTGCCATAGTAGGCTTTGGTCGCTGTGAAAGACATCCCACCAATAGCACCTTGATTGATTTCATCAGTATCTACTGCACCAGAGCCGATGTCATCATTAATAACAGGGTCAACTGTGACATTGAAACTATTGAGTGGTGTTGGGCTTGATTCTATATTAAGGGTATTGATAGCTGTAACTTCTGCCGAATAACCAGTGCCTTTAGCTAACTCAGGCAAATCGAATCTAGTATCACGCACACGCCCTGCTCGTATGATGTGACCACTTAAATTAGTTGAATCGTAAACTTTGACAGAGAACTCATAGCTTGGATAAGCTGTCGCATCATCCCATGATAAAAATGCAGGTGTTGAGCCACTTTTCTGATTGAAATTAAAGTTGGTCGGTGCTTCTACTCGGTATGGGTCAGGTGGAGCAACAGGTCGTGCTATCACCTCTGCTGGTGGATTGTTCCAACCATAAATACTGCCTTGATATTCCACAGCAGCCACTTGAATATTCAAATCAGGCTGAATAGTCATTTGTGTGATTCTGTATTGTTCTTGGCTTAAATCTAAATCAGCACTAGTGATAGTGATAACCTCACCAACATTAGCTTTTAAGACTTTTGGTGTCGCAACAAAAGCGATAGACCTATTGTTTCTTGACCTATTTAAGATAGCGTTTGCATGGTTGTAAGCAATCCTTTGGTTAGTGACATAAGGAAACTGCACTCTATGTTCTAATACTTCACCACCATCATCGGACAATGGGCTATGCTCAACCACAACTGTATCGGCTTCGTAATTCTTAGATGAATTGTAAAATTCAACTTCAACCTTATTGTATTTTTGTTCTTTGTTTTCTATGGCAAGCTCAATACCAGTTTCTAAAATATCATCTTCATCCAGATTAAGAACAGGTGTTTCTGTGCCTTCAACCTTGATAGCGTAAGTACCATTGGTATAGGTAAAAATACCACGCATATTAGCAATTAAATCTTTGGTGTTTTCTAAAACTGTTTCATCGGTATCTATGACTGCATTGGTTTCAAACCTATCTTGTACTTCTGTAATTGTGCCTGTTGTGCCAGAGGTAATCGCTGTAGTAACTGAACCTTCAGCTAGCGTGATAAAGAAAGTGCGACCATAGTCATCAGCTTCATCGTATAAAAAATTACTATCATCTTTATCAACGACCTTGCCTGAGAAGTAAGTAACACTATTGGCAACGAAATTAATTCTTGACCCTATTTTAATTTTGTCAAAAACATCTTCATCAGCTATTTCAAAAGTATCGTTAGATGTCGATGCTTGTAAGATTGTGACATTTGAATAGCTTTCTGTTTGCACATCAGCTTCGCAAGCATTGGCTGCTGTATTGAAAGAGGTGGTATCGATATTAGCTGTCGGTATGCCTTTACCATATTCATCATTGGTTAAATAATCATGCAGAATCAAAGCAGGGTTATCAGACCAGCCTGTTATTGATGTTCTGGTGTCTAAAACTTTTTTACCCTTAACAACAGCAGTTAGGTTGGGTATGCCTGCAAACATACCTCGAGTATCGTATTCATAATTAGCAGCGATATAAGCTATACCTGATAATTTATGATCTGCTGACCAACTGTTTGGTCTACTGTTAGTACCATCAAAGACATGAAATAACATTGGGTCAGCTTCTTGATTGATTGCCCCATGATGTAAATTAAAGACCATTCTAGGGTTATCGCCACCTGCACCACCTAAGACATTACCGATATCAACAGTGTTTTCACTAGCTACTGTCCCACCAAAGTAATTGCCCTCTTCTCGTAAAACAAAACCATCACGATAAACCGATCTATCGCCTATTGATCGACCATCTATTTTTAAATCTGATATCTTTTCTACCTCACCAACGGCTAAAGCATAAACCACAAAAAGTTCTTTATTAGCAACAGTCTCCATAAAGACTACAGTCCCTGCTACTCTTCTTGTGCCATAAACTACAGGTATGCCTGCTCCTGTCCCAAACTTGGTTAGTAGGATGTCTTGTCCTCTTTTTAGTTTTTTATTAATTCTATGGGCTTGCACACCTTGTGCTATGACAGGCAGGGCTTTAATATAAGCCCAAGTTTTAGGGTTGGCTGCTGTCCAAGTTTTGAAGGCTTGATATGCTGCTTTAAAAAATTCAATCATTATCTATTCCACCTTACATCTTCATTGGTAGTGTGTGCTAAATCTAAGCCCTTATCGGTGCTGTAAACTGATTTTTGCGATGTACCAGTAAACTTTCTACCTTTAATGATGTCCCAATTTTTCCATTGGTCTGCCAAGATTATATTAACTGACATTGCATCTTTTTGTTGTGCTAAAGAAGCTCCTGAGACTGTGCCATCAAAATACAAGTAAGCATCTAGTAAAGTTTCATCAGCATCTAAAAAAGCCACATATATCTTAGCTGTCTTATTAATAAAATCTTCACCTTTAAAAATATCCCTAACTGCATCTGTGACATTTTGTAGCGATATATTCATACTAGAATATTCTAAGTCGCCAGATTCTTGCACTTCTTGCAAATCAACAAAATTACCACCTGCTGAATAGCTGACACTATTATAGTTCAAATCTTTCACATGGTTGGTGACAGTGATAGGAGTTGTGGTTTGGATATTAACCAAATGCACAATCCTGATGCCTTCTTGCAAGATATAGTTTTGGATATCAGAAGATAAACTTCTAGCCATTACAAGACCTCTCTGACATCAAAAGATAAGCTAAAAAATCCTGAAGCATCGGTAGCATATAACAAATCATCTTGCACTAATGCGACAGTAAAGGATGGTTGATTGGTGTCGATATCTTCGTTGTTAGCGAGGGCTGCTTGCAAAGGTGGTTCAATAGATATGGTTGCTGCACCACCAGCACTTGAGTTGGCATCGCCTGTGACCATATAAACTTTGTTGTGACCATTAAACTTAATTAAGTCACCAGCTTTAAAAACATCATCAGTATCAGCAGTAAAACCATCCATAGCTATGGTGCTATCGCCTATGGCATGAACGCCATTGACAACAACAGAAGCATTATTCTTGTCAGCACCTAAATTGTCTAATGGATATTGAAAAGTAAAGGTATCAAAACTACCTTTTTGTTTGACTAGAAAAGCATGAAAGGCTTGAAAGTCAGATTGCTGCATAGGTGGCATTTGGACACTAAAGCTAAAGTATTGAGCTGCAAACTGCTTAACTGACCTTTTACCAGACAATGTATAAGTTGTGCTATTTGGTCTATTAGAAGCAAAATTAAATACTGTTGGGTTTTTAGTTGTTGGAAATGCACCACTCATTAAGTTAGACCTACCTTACCTTTTTGATTCATAGCTTGTGATATCATGGCTACGATCTGATTTTTTCTTGATACTAATAATTCATCAAAGCCACTAGCATCGGTAGCTTGTATCGAGAAGTTGACACTTACAGGTTGTTGTCCCATTTGTTGCCCTTTAGTGTGGTCTATGACTGTTTCATTAGGGTGTAGTATAGCAGGGAAACCACCTCGCCCATCCATTCCACCAGCTCTTATACCATTTCCTGTAAATCCACCACCATCAAAACCTCTTGCAAACTTAAATATATCAGCAAATACCCCTCCGTCACCATCTTTTCCAGTAAGAAATTTTCTTATTTGTATTCTTGCAAGATCTGCTATAAGTGTATTTACAAATTGTTTGAAATTTAGTTTTCCAGTGCTAACAAAATTAACTAATGCATCCTCTGCATTTTTAAAAGCGTTTTGAAAGCTTGTGCTTATCAAACCATCTATTCCGTCTTTGCTGAATTTTTTAAGTTCATCCATACCTGTTTGGCCAAATTCTGTTAGAGCTTCCATAAATGGTGTTGATAGATTTTCAGCCGTAACAACAACTTCTTCTATAGATTTTTTAACATCATCTTGTTTCTTTTTTACACCATCTAATTCGACAATCACATCAGCGACTGCTTGAGCATATTTAAACAAACTTATAGGGCCCATTCTTTCAAATTCACCAGCATCATCTCTTAATTGATGAAATAA